CTCGGCACGCTGAGCAGCACCATGGAAGGCGGCGATGCCGGCGGCCTGTACAAGTCGTTTTTCGAGAACATTGGCGGGGCTGCGGAAAAGACGGGGCTAAAGTTCACCGACGCCGCCGGCAATACCTTGCCGATGATCCAGATCCTGAACAAGCTGCAGGGCAAGTACGGCGACTTGACCAGCGCCGCCGCCGGCACGAAGTTGACCGAGGCGTTCGGTGGGGAAGGGGCGCGGGTGATCAACGCCCTGGCCAAGGATACCGATCGCTTCAAAAACGGTCTGGATCAGCTGGGCAAAGTCCGCGGACTTGAGAACGCCGAGAAGATGGCCAAGGCCATGGTCGACCCGTGGCAACAGTTCGGCGCGGCCGTCCAGGCGCTGCGCATTGCCTTCGGCCAGGCGCTGATCCCCATGCTTGCCCCACTGATGGACAAGCTGGTCGGCATCGCCGGTACGCTGACCCGCTGGACCCAGTTGTTCCCCAACATCACCCGCGTGATCGGCATCACCGTGTTGGTGATCCTCGGCCTGACCGCCGCTATGGCCGCGATGACCTTCACAGTGGGCCTGGCCAAGATGGTCTGGCTGTCGCTGGTCACCATTTGGAAAGTCCTGACCTGGACTGGTTTCCGCAGCATCGCCATGTTCCTGGTGCACACGGTATTGATCGCCGGCTTTGTCCTGGGCCTGGCAGCGCTCTACACCTGGATGGGCTTGGTCAAGGTCGGCATGTTGCTCTGGCAGGGTGCGATCTGGCTGGTCAACGCCGCCATGTATGCCAACCCGGTGGGGCTGATCATCGCCGGTATTGTCGCGCTGGTCGCGATCGTGGGTGCCGCGATCTATTACTGGGACGACTGGACCAGCGCCCTGATGAACACCGCCGCGTTCCAGTGGATCGCGGGCCAGCTGCAGGCGCTGTCGGACTGGTTCGGCTCGATTGGCGGCTGGACCGGCATGGCCAGTGCCGCCTGGGACGGCATCGTCGCGATCTTCAAGGACGCGATCAACGGCCTGATCGAGATGCTGAACAAAATCCCCGGTGTGCAAATCGATGCGGCCTTTGGCGAGATGCCCAAGGCGCCGGAGATCCCCGGCATTTCCGCACCCCTGGTCAATGCGCCGGCACCGCCACAACTGGTCACCACGCCGCCCCTGACCGAACAAGCCGAGCAGGCACGCCAACGCATGAACGGCGGCACGTCAGGCGGTTTGTCGCCGATGCGTCCCACTGCCGTGCCCCAGGGCGGCCTGCTGCGCAGCATCCAGAACAACACCAACCAGACCCAAAACAAGGGCACGCATGTGGAGACCCTCAACATCAACACGGCCAAGCCTATAACCCCGCTGGAAGTGGAAAACATGATGAGCATGGCGGTGGGCGGATGAGCGAGTACATCGATCTGCTGATCATCGACAACGACCTGGCACTGGATCCGTCCCGCCAGCCACTGCCGGTGGAGGACCGCGCCTGCATCGCCCAGGACATCGGCCACATGATCCGAGAAAGCGGCCTGCTGGTGACTCTGGTGGCCGAGCGCAACCGCCTGAAACAGCGCGACTGCATCCAGCAGCTGGAACTGTTGGTGGAGGCGGACGTGCGCCTGGTACCGGGCACCGCATTGATCAAAGAGCTTGCACCAGGTCAGTACCTGGTCACCGCCACCACCCTGCAATTTGGCACTGTCGAGGTGACCCTGTGAGCGTTGATTTTAAGCAGGCGCTTGCTGACTCGGGTATTCCCACGACGGAGGCCGCACTGAAGGCCGCCTGGGAAGCCGAAGTAACCGCTCAAGGCTACAAGCTGGCCAACACCAGCAATTATTCACCGTTCTGGCGGGTGATCACCGCGCTGGTGACCAAGCCGGTGTTGTGGCTGCTGACCTTTGTCAGCGACACCGTGCTGCCGAACTTTTTCGTCAAGACCGCGCAAAAGGCCTGGCTCGACATGTTGGCCTGGGCGGTCAACGTCGAGCGTAAAGCCCCGAACAAGGCGATCGGCACCCTGTTGTTCAGTCGCGCTACCAGGGCGGGTGAGCTCGAAGTGCCGATCGGCACGCGGGTGCAGTCGGCCTCGATCAACGGCAACGTCTACGGGCTGGTGACCACGAAAGCGGCCAGCTTTGTCGAAGGCGAGTCACAACTACAAATTCCGGCTATGGCGCTCGAGGCGGGCAGCGGCTTCAACCTGGCACCCGGTTACTACGCCATTCTGCCGGTGCCGGTACCGGGCGTGGTCCAGGTGGTCAACCTGGACGGCTGGCTCGCTACACCGGGTTCGGATTCTGAGCCGGACGACGAACTGCGCCTGCGTGTGCGTAACCAGTTCAGCGCGGTGAATCAGTGGCACACCGACGCGGTGTACCGCGCCTTGATCGCGGCGTTCCCTGGTGTTTCGTCCAATGGTGTGTTTTTCGAACACGGCGCACCTCGGGGCCCAGGTAGCGCGAACGCCTATGTGCTGTTCGAAGCGGACGTGCCGGCGGATTCTTACCTAGAGCAAATCAACGCCCGGATCATGGACGAAGGCAACCACGGCCACGGCGATGACCTACTGGTGATGATCGTCCCGGAAACCAGGCACGACGTGTATCTGCGCGTCTGGCCGATCGCCAACCTCACGGCGGCGCAGCGCCTCACGTTAAAAGCCGATATCGAGCTGTTCATTCGGGCCGCTTTCCGCGAAAGCACCGGCATGGACTACGCGCCGACGCTGACCTGGCCGCAGTCGCGGTTTTCCTTTAGCCGCCTGATCGAGGAACTGCACGAGCAATTCCCTGGCATCGAATCCATGAAGTTTGCCAACGAAGACATCGTTTCGGCCCTGACCATTCCCCGGCTGCAGACGCTGGAGCTGGTGCTCAATGATTAAGCTCGAACTGCCGTTCTGGCTCGATGGCGAAGAGAACACCAAGCTCAAGACCGCCGCGCAGAACTGGTGGGATGCGGTCGAGGGCTGGATGCGCTGGCCGCTGCTGCAGATGGATGCCGAGACCTGCCACCTGGCCGTGCTCGATCTGCTGGCCTGGCAGCGCGATATCACCCGCTTCAAGGGCGAATCCGAAAGCCTGTACCGCCTGCGCGTGAAGTACGCCTTCGTCAACGCCGTCGACGCCGGATCGGTGGCGGGGTTCAAGCGAATCCTGCAGCGCCTCGGCGTAGGTGACGTGCAGATCCTCGAACGTCAGCCCGACCGCGACTGGGACATCGTCCAGCTGCTGCTGACGGACGAGCAGCTGTCGGACAACCCGTCGTTGCTGGACATCATCGTCCACCAGTACGGCCGGACTTGCCGCCGCTACGAGCTGGTGGGCACCTCACGGGTGACCCTGATGTTGGGTGCGTTCGAGGTCGGCAGCGACCAGATGACCCTGACCGCCAAGTTCGACTACACCCAGACGGTGGGTTTCCTGCTGACCACTCAAGAATTCGGCCACGACCATCTGTCCGTCGTCGCCCGGTTCAACGATACGCAAACAGTCGGCATCGCGCTGACATCCTCCGAATTCACCAACGATCACGTGACCCTGGTCACTCGCTAAAGGAATCCCCCATGGGTGCCAGTATTACCCTTGCAGGCGAAAGCCTCATCTCCAGAAAGCAGAGCACGCGCGAAGCCCTGCTGGTTTCCAAGTTCGTTCTGGCCAACGTGCCGGACCTGGACACCACGTTGCCGGTCGACCGCGCTGCAGGCGTGCCGCTGGCCGAATACATCGTGCACAACGTGCCCGTGACCCGCGAAGGCTATCTGGGACCGAACAAGGTCGTGTACAGCCTGTTGCTGGGGTCGGAAATCGGTGATTTTGACTTCAACTGGATGGGCCTGGTGTCCGCCGAAGACGTCCTGGTGATCGCAGCCTACGTCCCACGTCAGCAGAAACGCCGCGAGATCCCCCCACTGCAGGCGGGCAACAACCTGACCCGTAACATCGTGCTCGAGTACGACGGCGCGCAGTCGCTGACCGGTATCACCGTGCCGGCAAATACCTGGCAGTTCGACTTCACGGCTGAATTCACGGCCATTCGTGCCGAGCTCAACGAGCTGCAGGCAGCGGTGGCCAACCCGAGTCAGGCGGTAAGCCTCGACGGCCCGGTGCTGGTTTACCCGGGCACGGCCAACACCTACAAGATCACCGACTACAGCCGGTTTGGCGTGTTCAAAGTGACCGCCAGTGTCGGGACGGTGACCATCGCCGCCGATACGATCACCCTGAATATTCCTGCTGGAGCGGCTGCCGGTGTAGTTGACCTGGTCGTGACCCGCGATACCAAAGAAGAAACGTTTCGGGTTGCCCTGGGCGCATCGTCGCTGGCCACCCCGACCATCACCAGCCCGGGCCACCTGGCCACCGGTGTAGGTCTGGGACCGACGCTGATCGCCTCGCCATTTTTGGCCTATCCGTCCGGTGCAGACACCCAGCTCAGCACTGACTGGCGGATTAAAAACGCTGCCGGCGCAATCGTCTGGTCATCGATGGGCAACACCGTCGACAAGGAGCGGATCTCGCTGCCGGCAGGAACACTGCCGCTGAACACCGAGCTGTTTCCGGAGGTTCGCTACCACGGCACTACCCTGGGCACCACGGCCTGGAGTCCAGCGGTTCAGTTCACCACCGCCGCCAAGTCGATCACGGCCCCGGCGATCACCTCACCGGTTAACGGTGCCGTCGGCATTGGTCGAGCGCCCAAGTTCACGTCCACGGCGTTTTCCACGTCGCCGGTCAATTCGGACACCCATAAGTTTTCGAACTGGCGGCTGAAAAATGCGGCGGGCAACATCGTCTGGTCGTCCATGAACGATCCGATAAACCTGACCGACATTACGCCGCCGGCGGGCCTGCTCACCACGTCGGCAAACTGGACGATGGAAGTGCAGCACATCGGTTATTCACTGCCGGACACCGCCTGGTCGCCGGTCTGCATGTTCACCACGGCGGCGGTTTTCGAGTTCGGCAAGTACATGGCGGTGGCGACCGATGGTGCTCCCTTCATCACCTTCTACGGCCAGGACATCGACACCTTCACCAAGCTGCCGAACCCGGCCACGTTGCCCGCCAGTGTGGTCTATGACACGCAATTCAGTGCCGACGGTACGTATGCTGCGACTGTGCATAACAACCCGCCGTACATCACGGCTTACAAGCGCACCGGAGATATGTTTGCCAAGTTGGCCAACCCGGCCTACCTGCCGTCGAATAACCCGGCAGGGGTGGCATTGAGTCCGGACGGCACTTACATGGCGGTGCTCAGTGGGTCCTATCCCTACCTGCTGATTTACAAGCGCACGGGGGATGCATATACCTACTTGGACAGAAACGCCCCGGCGTATGCGGAGCTGCCAATCGACGGCCGCGGGGCTGACTTCAGCGCGGACGGCAATTACCTGGTGGTCGCAGGCGGTAACACGATGCGCATTTACAAGCGCACCGACGATGTGTTCGCGCTGGTTTCCAACACACCGATGCCGGAAAACGCTCAATGCACCGACGTGGCCTTCAGCAATGACGGGTTGTACGTGGCCTGTGTGCCGGCACTCCAGGTGTTCAAACGCAACGGCGATAACCTGGTGGCGTTGTCGTTACAGGGCGGTTATCCAACCGGCAACTCCAACGACATTGCGTTCAGTCCGGACGGGATCTACATGGCCGTCGCTCACGCGGTGTCGCCTTACATCACGCTATTCAAGCGTAACGCGGACAACAAGTACGTGAAGTTGCCGGCACCGGCAGTGCTGCCGGGTGGGGAAGCCTACGGGGTGTCGTTCAGCGGCGATGGTCTGTACCTGTCGGTGGCCGCCTACGCCACTTTGGGCGTGCTGATCTACAAGCGCGACGTCGATACCTTCACCAAGCTGCCCAACCCGGCCACGGTCGTCAGCAATGGTCTCGCCATTGCCATGTGCCCATAAGGACTCAATCGAATGAACTACGGTTTTATTAAAGACGGCGTCCTCACTGCTCCGGTGGCCATGTGCTCGGTTTTCGATGGTATCGGTGCCTGGCACACCCTGACCGACGCAGAGCGTGCAGAGCACGGCTGGTACCTGTGCGAAGTGGTCAACGAGTCGGTCAACCCGCTCAAAGAATCGCGCAGTGAATTGCCGGAGCTGGCCTTTGACGGCGAGAAAATCACCGCCGTGTACACCGTGATCGAAAAATCCCTGGGGACGATCAAAACCGAGCTGCTGGCCGCATTAGCCGCATACCGCTTCAAGTGCGAAGTTGGTGGCCTGACCCTGGGCGACGGGGTACATATTGCGACCGATCGCGAAAGCAAATCGCAGCTGAACAAAACCTACGTGGAGCTAAAAAACGGCCTGATCCCTGACACCGACTGGAAATGCACCCCCGACTGGCAGCTGCGCGATCTTGCCCAGTTCGAGCCGATCGCCAAGGCATTGGCCGCGCATGACCGTGGCTGCTTCCGGAGTGAGCGCCTGGTACAGGGGATGATTAATGATGCGTTGGGTATCCCAGTGCTGGAAATGTTCAACATCGGCAACCTGTTCGACGCGGCCTATCAGGAGGCTTACGCCGAGGTGATGACACCCGAGCAGGCACCTGAATGAGCTGGGCACCGGTGACCATGCAGTGGCCCGCCGAGGCGACCGCCTGGATGGATCAGATGGGAGCGGCCAAGGACATGGCCACCGCCGAACTGGCGAGCACCGGTGCGCGCCTGACCAGTTTGGCGGACCAGGTCACCACGGATCTGAGCCTGATCGGCGCCGCGGTCAAGGGCGTCATTGCCAACGGCCGCGCCGCCCTGAACGGCCAGTTTGGCGAGGTTCCTAAGTGCTTTGTTGCGACCCCGTTTCAGAGCGGTGTCGGTCAGGGCACCGGTTACCAGCGTTTCCTGTCTGCGCCGAACCTGGTGCAGCGCTTGGCGGACAAGCTCGAGGACACCACCGACGCGGCCCGACCGACCGGCGAGCAATACGCCCTGGTGATTCTGTTCCTGGGCACACGCTTCGACCAGATGGCCGGTGTGCTGTCGAAATTCAACGCGCTGATGCCGATCGCCGAGCTGCAGAAAGCCGAGCGCCGTGCCCAGCACCTGTTCGACTTGGACACGTCGAAGTGGGAGTTGCCGACAGTGGGAGCGATGCCGCCCTGGGCAGATCTGCCGCTGGAGCGCTGCACTGTGCTCAAGGAAGCCAGCGCCTCGATCAACGGCCAGCTGGCCCGCCTGGAAAGCTACGCGGCGGACAGTTCGCCGTTGGATGACTTGGCAGAGCTGGCCCAGCGCAAGGCCGAACAGGCGCTGGGCCAGGACTCGAAACTGAACGCCCTGAAAGACCTGCTGGCAGGAGGTACGCCCAACACGAGCATGCAGGCGCGTTTGCTGGGGCCGGGCGATGCCGGCGAGCTGCGTAAACAGCTGCTCGAGGGCGACGGCGCACCGGGTCATGAATGGGTGCTGTCGTCCGGCGTCATGCTGGTCGGATCCCTGCAGGGCCTGAGCTTTGTTCGCGAATTGGTGGGCCTATGACCCTGCTGCTCGATGGCCAACAAATCATCGGCAACCGCATGAAGGTGACGGCCAACCTGAAGATCGAAAGCGACGACATGTCGGGGCAGACCAGCAACACCGAAAAGTCGCACAAGGGGTTCAAGCCCAAGACGCTCGCGGTGTCGCTGACGATCCCCTACAAGCAGTTGACCAACCTGCGCACGCTGATGCGCCTGGCCGAAGGCACCGAAGGCGGTGGCCAGCTCAAGACGTACCGGATCGTCAACGACACCGCCGAGGCGTTCGGGATTCGACAGGTGACGTTTTCCGAAGGCGTCAGCGCCCGCGAGGACGACAGCCTGTCGCAATGGATCGTCCAGTTCACCCTGTCGGAAAAGCTCTCCAACCCGGAAAAGGTCGAGAGCCGTCG